CCTCTTTATTTTCCCTAATAAATTGAAACATATCATTCTTTTCTCTTAGGGCAACAAAGTCAAAACTGACCCCATTGTAATCTGGATGCGGCGGCTTGTAAGCATTATCTTTTAATGACTTATTTACATCCTCACTATCTGAAATGTACACATGGTTCCATAATACGCACATGTTATCATTCATATAGCAATAACCCTTGTATCTGCTAATATTCTCATATACTCTATCCAATATCTCGTCTATATTCTTTTCTCTTGCCAAAAATTCACTCTTGGGATGGTATTTTATTAATAAATCTTGGCACTTAACAAAGAAGTCTACCTTCTCCTCTTGGGTAAGTGATGTAAATAGTTTAGGCATATATGAGTGTATTAAAAAATATAATTAATTTTATTTAATTACATTACAATATATTAAACAATTCAATATGAAAACAACTAATAAATTTTGCCACAACTGCGGAATTAAGTTAATTCCCACGGCAAAGTTCTGCGGGGAATGTGGTACATCTCAATCTTCTTTATCGGCAAAGCCACCTGAAGCTGAACCAGTTGTGGAAAAGAAAAAGAAACCAATAGCATCATATACTCCGTCTATAGCCAATGGGGGAGATGATGACGATGATGATAGCTATGTTGACCATCTTGACCATTTAAATGTATCAATATCTTCTTTGGAAGTAGATTTTGGAAGACCAAATGCCGCAAAAGAAACATTTGCAGGAGTTATAGCTCAAGGTGCAGCGTTGGGACAAAATGCGGATTCTTTTACTCGACCCGCCGGAGAAACAGTTACCGATTCAAAAGCTTTCCTACAGCAATTCCAACAAGAGGCTGGAACTTTAAGAAATAAGTAACCCAATGAGCAAAATCAAAAGACCCAAGTTTGAGGATTGTTTAGATATAATTAATCAAGAGATTTTAAAAAGAAAATCTAAATGGAACTTATCTTCAATAGCTTGGATGGACTTTGATGATGTCTCCCAAATCATAAGAATACATATTCATCAAAAGTGGAAGCAGTATAATCCTGAAAAATCGCTGCAACCCTGGATTAGTATCATCATTACCAATCAAATTAGAAACTTAGTTAGAAATCATTATACAAACTACGCAAGACCTTGTTTGAGGTGTGATGCCGCAGTTGATTCAGATGGCTGCAAGATTTATAAAGAGCAATGTGATGCATGTCCATTGTACGCCCACTGGAAAAAAAATAAACAACCTGCCACTTTTGTAAAACTGCCCCTCTCAATAGAAAACCACAGCAATGAAGTTTTTGAAATGTCTGGAAATTCAAACTATGCAGAAGGTGATGAGCAGAAACTTCATGAAGCAATGAAAAAGATTTTAAAGCCAATTGAATATACTGTTTACAAAGGCTTATATATAGACAATAAAGAAGAAGCTGATGTTGCCAAGAGTTTAGGTTTCATTTCTAATGAAAAAGGCCGTGCCCCAGGATATCGCCAATTAAAGAATATCCAAAAATCAATTATAATCAAGGCTAAAAAACACATAGAAGAACAAGGATTAGATTAGTATGGAAATTGCTCAAGAAGCGTTGACCCCCGAACAAGAGAAATTGGTCTTGGAGCTTTGGAATAAAAACCCCAATAGCCCTCCAGGATTAAAAGAATTAACCCAAGGAATTTTTGGCGGCGAATATGATGGCAGAAGCTGGCAAGGCAGAGTCATCAAAGCTTTCCTTGCAAAATGTAATTTAAAAGCCAAGGCTTCTAGCGATTACTCTTCCAAAACTCAAGAAATTGTTTTAACTGAAGATCAAAAACAGTATATTATTAATAATGCTTCTACCATGACTTCATTAGACATGGCCAAGATATTATTTAACAACAATAACTTAACAAATCTTAATGCAGAGACCCGCGTTGTTAATGAATTTACAAAAACCTTAGAGGGCAGAGTCATTTACAATCAGGCACAGAATGAAGATGTGCCCACCGAAAATTATCAACCCCCCGCCACCATTGATAAAGTCTTAAGAAGAGTTAATAAGTATGTAAACTCCACCCTAGACAAAGACAAATTAAACGCCAAGCAAAAAAAGGGTTTAGAAATGTTGATTAACTATCTCCATACTTACCGCTTCATTAGACAAATGAATACTTTTGAAAGTCAAGAAGATAGGAATCTTTGTGAAGACTCTTTTATCCGTTACACCTACGATAAGCCAGATTTAACCCAAGAAGAAATTGACCAATATATAGAATTATCCAATCAAACTGTGCGCAGCTTTAGTATCAAAAGAAGAAGTGAGTTGATGCAAGCAAGACTAGAAGAATTTACTACTGCCGATCCAGAGTCAATGAAAGTTTCTATGGGATTGGTGGAAGCAATTGGTAAAGCTGGAACAGAGTATGACCAATGTTTAAAAAGATGCAATGACCTCCTTGATGACCTTAAGGAAAAAAGGAGCACGCGCCTTTCTAAACAAATCAAAGAGAATGCTTCTATCTTAAATCTTGTTGAAGATTGGCGCAATGAAGAACAAAGAATAAAGATGTTAAAATTGGGCGAGCTAGAACAGATTGCCATAGCTAATGAAGTTGAAAAACTCACAAGCATGGCAGAAATTAAAGCAAGAATTTTGGGTTTAGATAGGGATTCAATTTTATATGGATAATATAATTTGTAAAGTTTGCGATAAACAATTTGATAATGATGGCGGTCTTCATAAACATTTGAAGACCCATAAGATGACCCAAACAGAGTACTATCAAAAATTTTATCCTAGACGCGATAGATCTGATGGCTCACTGATTAAATATAAAAATAAAGAATTTTACTTTAATACAGAATTTAATTCCAAAAACAGTTTAAAAGCTTGGCTTGCATCTGTTGCGCCAATTACCAGAGAAATATACATTAAAGATTTTCTTCTCAAGAGAAAGCAAAAGAAAAATTTGGTTTATGTACCAACCCAAATTGAACTTAGAACCTTAATGATTCCTGGAATTAAATATATTACTGATCAACTTGGTGACTACAATCAATTTTGTCAAAACTTAGGTTTTAAAATCCGATTCTCAAAAAAAGAGCTAAATGAAAAAACTTTTAAAGATATTTCCAAGAAAGTAATATTTGCTGACTCAAGAGAGCAAAATCCATTAGACTTTGATAACACTACCAGAACCAAAGGTATGAGCTTTGGGGATTATAGAATGGCCAATTCCAATATTTATATTGAGCGCAAAAGCTTAGGAGATGCATGGGGAACATTATCTGGGGGAATTGAAAGATTTGAGCGTGAGATCATTAGAGCTAAAGAGGCTGGGGCTTATTTAATCATACTGGTAGAGAGCCCATTTGAATCTTTAGAAAAATTTCCTACCCAGAGACAAGTTTATGGCAAAATCAAGATACCCATAGAGTTTATTCATCATAATATAAGAGATTTATTACAAAAGTATGAGGGTATCCAATTCTTATTTGTTAAAGATAGGGATGAAGCAAGCAGAATCATTCAAAAAGTATTCTCTGCCGATGACCAAGTAAAAGATGTTGATCTCCAATACTTGTATGATATAGGAGAATTATGAGTTGGCATTCTCCTGAAAAATATAAAACACCCGTAGAGGATGTAAATAAAATTTTCTTAGATCTAAAAGGAGAATTAGATTCAAAGGAAGCTAGGATTACTCTTGCCAGATTTCTGCATCGTAATTTAGGTTTAACAACTGAACTATTAACTGGAGTTAAACTCTATCCTGATCAAATCATAAATATTAAAGGCATGATGCAGAGCAATTTTACTCTTTGTGTTTGGGGGCGTGGCCTTGGTAAAACTTTCTCTGCGGCAATGTTTTGCATATTGCAAACTATCTTTTATCCAGGATCAAATATTCTTATTGCTGGACCAACATTTAGAACTGCCCGTTTTATTTTTAATCATATAGAAAAAATATGTGATAGTCGTGATGCCCAATTACTTTTTCAAGCAATGGGAGTTAAAAGCAAAAGAAACGACGAATTTAGATGGAAAATTAATGGAGGAGAGATTGTTGCCATTCCCCTTAACGGAGAAAAGATTCGCGGTTTCCGCGCTAACATATTAATTATTGACGAGTTCCTTTTAATGAATGAAGACTTGGTAGAAAAAGTATTAATGCCATTCCTTTTGGCTCCCCAAGACATCAAAGAGCGCCAAATCATCAAAGCAAAAGAAACAGAGCTTATTCGTAGAGGAATTTTAAAAGAAGAAGACAGGATGGAATTCTCTAACAAAGCTAAACTAATTGCCCTTTCATCTGCCAGTTATACCTGCGAATTCTTATACAAGAAGTATGATGAATTTGTTAAACAGATTTACTCACCAGAGATATCTGAGAATGGAGCCAAATATTTTGTAAGTCAAATGGCTTGGGATTCAATTCCTCTTGATCGTGTAGATAAGAATATTATCAAACAAGCTCAGAGCAATGAATCAAATGCTGCCACATTCAAAAGAGAATATGGTGCTCAATTTATTGATGGTTCAGACAGTTACTTTTCAATGAAAAAAATGATTGAGTGTACTGTCCCCGACGGCGAAATCCCAACTCTTTTGCTCCAAGGCAAGAAAGACAAGAAATACATCTTAGCTATTGACCCCAACTTCTCTAACTCTGCCACCGCTGACCATTTTGGCATGTGCGTTATAGAGCTTGATGATGAGGATGGCAAGGTAGGGGGCACAGTTGTTCATAACTATGCCAAAGCTGGTAAAGACCTGAAAGATCATATTAATTATTTTTATTATATATATAGTAATTTTAATATTGAGATGATTATCATTGACTATGCTGGTTATCAGTTTATTGAGTCTGCTAATGAAAGCGAGTTGTTTAGAAAAGACGGGGTAGAGATTAAAGTGTTTGAATTTTACGCCGAAAAAGATGGGGCAGAATTAGAAGAACAATTAAAACTAGCTAGGAAGGGCTACAATAAGCAAATTAATAAGATTGCCTTTACTCAATACTTTACTTCTGACTTTATCAGAAAAGGAAATGAATGGCTACAGGGTTGCATTGACTACAAGAAAATTTGGTTTGGGGGAGGTATAAAAGCAGATGGTTCATCATTTGATAGGGCTGTATCTGCAAATGTTGCCCTAAATTTAGTTGATGAAGAAAGCATCTCTGATTTGATTGATACCCAAGAAATCCTATTAAAAAACACAAAATATGAGTGTGCATCAATTGAGGTCAAAACCACAGCCAAAGGCACTCAAAGTTTCGATTTACCACAAATAATGAAAAGAGATAATACTTCAACAAGAATGAGGCGCGATTCCTATACTGCCCTTATGCTTGGTTGCTGGGGTATGAAATGTTATTATGACATTGCTAGGGGCCCCCAAGAAGATAATTCTCAATCTTTTGAGCCAATACTTATTTAATAAGATATAATAAGTGTAATCTTTTTATAGGCTATGGCTTTTGATTCAACAATAAGAATAAGGCAGATAAATCAATCAGAACTCTCGGGTTTTGTTATTGGTGCCATTCCCTCTGTCGCCTCTCAAATTTCGGGCAATATAATACCTTCTGGTTCTGGAGTTTATAATTTAGGCTCTCTAACAAATTATTATAAAAATGTCTATTCTAACGGTATCACACTCCCTTCTGGCAGCGGAATTCAAATTGGAAGTTCTTTCCTTACTGCTTATAGCTCTGGCGGCGCGGGAGTTGTTCAAATAGATGGTTATAAAATTACATCTTCTGGAAATTTTATATCTATCCAAGGGCCACAAGGTATTCAGGGGCCAAGTGGAGCAACAGGAGTAACTGGTCCCACGGGAACAAGTATAACTGGAGCATCTTATAATTCAGGAACTTATAATTTAAGTCTTTATTTTTCTAATGGATATGTAACTGGTTTTTATATACCGCCAATAACTGGCCCAACAGGTGTTTCTGTTACTGGATTTTTCCAGAGTGGATCATACATATATCCTCAATTTGATCGTTTTCAAGGGACAGGATTGCCAATTCAATTGATTGCTGGCCCAGTTGGTCCTCCAGGATCAATTAATTTAAATTTTTATTCTGGAAATAATAGTCATTCATTTAGTCAGGCAAATTTCCCAAATGGAGTTGTAATAGATCCTTATTATTATACTGGATATTATCCTGATATTTCCTTGATGAGAGGAATGGCTTATACCTTTGATTCTAGTGGATTAGCCACACACATAATCACAGAACAAGATACTGGAATATTTGGACTTTTATTTTCTGGACAAACTATTCCATTTAGCGTTGGAGATCCTATTAATTATTATGAAGGAATAAATAATGGAACAGGATATTGGAGACCCGTATTTTTTGATAAAAATCAACCAACTGGATTTTTTAATTCAATTAATAATCTTCCTGTTTTCGAGTCTATTGATGCAACCAACAATGAAGTTTATTATGACCTTCTTCTAAATAATCTTTATAGAACTAAAATTTCTATTTCAACTGAGTTTACTGCCAAAAATAATTATAAATATGGTTTCGCTGTTTATACCATTGGTGGCGACACGACAAATGATTATTTAATGACTGGTAGTTCCATCACTGGCTATGCAGTAGTTTGCGGAAATGTTTATGTTTCTTCTGGAGTTGGTCCTGCTGGACCCAGTGGAGCACAAGGAACTCAAGGAGATCAAGGAATTGTTGGTCCACAAGGCGTGACTGGACCACCAGGAGAAAGCGTTCAAGGCGTAAGTGTTGTAAGTTTAAACTATGAAAATCCTGGAAACATAAATCCACAAATTCAATTTAATTTGTCTGATGGATCCCAGACAACTTGGGTTCCACTACCTACTGGTGGGCCATCTGGGGTAGCTGGACCACAGGGACCAATTGGTTCTTTAACCAATTATTTTCGTGGTGAATATTCTAATTCAAACACATATATTCAAAATGATACTATCTCTTCTAGTGGTTCATCTTATATAAATACTGGCTCAACAATCATTGGAACTCCCCCACCTACTTCTCCTTGGCAAATGCTTGCTCAAAAAGGGGACAAGGGAGATATCGGTGCAACAGGTGCGACAGGATATGCGGATAAATATAGTTCAAATTTTTATGTTGTATCTGGTTTTCCAACAGGGGCAGGTACTTATGCAAATGGAATCACAGGAATAACTGTCACGGGGTTAAGTTTAAGTGGAATCAATGCTAAATTCACAACTGGGCATCGTGTTTCTTTTAGAAATACTGGTTTAGTTGGATATAGTTATACCCCTTATCAACAAATCATTGTCTCGACCAATACATATACTGGTTCTTATTTTTATGCATCTGTTAATTCTTATAATTCCCAAAATGGAACAATTAGTTTCTCTGTCCTAAGTGGGTTATCAAACATTGCCGGTATATTAAACACAACTATAGATGCAAGTAATAATATTCTCTGGTATAATTATGGTAATGCAACCATAAATTTAGGCGCTAATATATTGAGCGGCGCCAAAGGGGATCAAGGTATTCAAGGACCAAAAGGCGACCCTGGCACTCCACAAGCCTTAAGAAACACATCATATATTTTGAATTATAATTTAGAAGGGGGAGATTCTATTGTTCTTCCCACATCTTTATATGATGTATTTAGCATTTTAATTACTGGCGTTCAAACCTATGGAAATACAAGTGCTGGAATAAATTTAGACTGGGCTAATTTTCAAACTGGTCAATCTGTTATATTAAAAATAAGGAATAGTGGTGTAATTTATGGAAACGCCGCAGAAGGTAAATTGTTTACATTCTCGGGTGCAGCTTATAATAATATAAAATGGCCAGCTGGAACTTATTCTTGCCCAGACAAAGGGCAAGCGTATATTTATACATTATTGAGGTTCCCTGATGAGACGGGCAGCACATCATGTTATGGGACATACTCTAATCCATATTATTAAAATTTATGAAAAAGAAGACAAAAAATATTGAAAACTTACAAATGACTGGCTCTCATGCTGCTAGCTCATCTTTAGATAAGAAGAAGAGTATTAAAAAGAGCAAATCAGTATTGCCCGAAATGATTTCCGAAGCCTCAACTTCACCCAGCGGGGGCATGAGAAGAGATGCGGCGGGGTCAATTGAAAGAACAGACCGATTTAAAAATATTGATGATGGTCTTGTTCCTTTCCGTAACTCTAATGCTATTTATGGACCAAATCAATCTGCTGTAGATATCCGTGACGCAGTAATTCTTTGTCAAAAGTGTTATTATAATTTTGCTCTTTTTAGAAACATTATTGATTTAATGACTGAATTTTCAATTGATGATATTTACTATAAAGGCGGGAATAAACAATCCAGAGCTTTCTTTGATGCCCTCTTTAAGAAAATAAATATTTGGGATCTGCAAGATAAATTTTTCCGTGAATATTATCGTAGTGGCAATGTATTTATTTACCGCTTTGATGCTGATGTTGAAGCAAAAGATATTAAGAAGCTTATTCAAAGTGTTGCCGCCAAGAAAGAAATTGGTAATCCAGTAATGGATCAAAATCAACCACTCTTAACAAACAAAGATAAAATTAAAGGCGACCCCGCTTTAGATAATGGAGATCAAATGGGTTATCCTACTGGTTATCCAAAAGGTCAAAGTGGCAACAATAATCCACTACTTGATGATGTTCCAATGAAATTGGAAGTGGAGCCAATGAAAATGCCGGCTAGATATATTATTTTAAATCCTGCTGATATTAACATGTTAGGAACTGCTAATTTTTCTTATGGTATTTATTATAAAGTTTTAACGGAGTATGAAGTTTCAAGACTTCGCAATCTTCAAACAGAAGAAGATATTGAAGTATTTAATAGTTTACCTAAATTTACACAAGACCAGATTAAGGCTGGTGTTCGCAGTGTTTATATCCCTCTTGATACAAAAAAGGTAAAAATTGTCTTTTATAAAAAACAAGACTATGAACCATTTTCTGTACCCATGGGATTTCCAGTTCTTGAAGATATTAATGCCAAGATTGAAATGCGCCGAATTGATATGGCAATCACAAGGACTATGCAACAGATTGTGCTTCTTGTTACTGCTGGGACTGAACCAGATAAGGGTGGAATCAATCAAAAACATTTAGAAGCTTTAAAAAATATCTTTACCAATCAATCAGTTGGCAGAGTATTAGTTGCCGATTACACTACCGAAGCTGAATTTATTGTTCCTAAGATTGCAGAATTACTTGACCCCAAAAAATATGAGATTATTGATAGGGACATTAATATTGGACTTAACAATGTATTCATGGGCGGGGAAAAGTTTGCTAATCAACAACAAAAGATGGATGTCTTTGTTAAGCGTTTGGAGCAGGCAAAAATGGCTTTCTTAAATCACTTCTTGATTCCAGAAATGAAACGCATTGCAAAATCATTAAATTTCAAAAGCTGTCCTGTACCATATTATGATCAACAAAACTTTACTGATGATGTTGCTTATACCAAAATTTATTCTCATTTGATTGATATTGGCATCTTGACTCCTGAACAAGGAATTGAAGCCATTCAGACCAATCGTCTTCCTGAAGCTGATACAGAAGAAATGATGGAAAAGCAAAAAGAATATAAGAAAATGCGCGACCAAGGTCTTTATACTCCATTAATTGGGGGACAAAAGCAACAGGGTCCAGGAGCAAATCCTCTTGGCGGCGCCGGAAGACCAGGGGGTTCAACTGGCATAAAACAAACTACCAAGAATATATCTCCAATAGGTTCTAAGGCTAAAGAAGAGCCTAAGATTAATTTTAGTCTTTCTAAACTAAAAGATAATATGGTATTAGCTCAAGATGTTGAAAAAGAGATATCTTCATTTTTAAAAAAGAAACATAAAATAAAGAAACTTTCTGACCAGCAGTTAGCTGTAGCCTCTGAAATCCTTAATGTTATTATTGCAAATGAAAACCCAGAAAATTGGGTCAATGCTATTAAGGAATATTGCGAAAACCCAATTGATAAAAACCAAGATAGAGTAAATCAAGTTTTAGCTGTGGCTGCTGAACACCAAGTTGACAATTATATGGCTGGATTACTTTACTCTAGCAAAAAGTAAAATGTCATTTGGAACGTTTACCCTATTTAATTTTTATCAACAGCCGAATACTGGAGTAACGCCACTGCGTTCAAGTTTGTCTGCTGAGGATATCAATTCTATTGTAAATGGATTGGGGCGTCCTGGCAAAGTGGCCGATTTTAATTGGCCATTTCCATACGCTGGGACAAATATTCCAGTTCAACTTATTGAGGGTGGAGGAGCATTATTTACTGTACCACTATTATCTGATTCAGATATTGGATTGAGACATGCTTTTGTTGAATCAATTTTTTATGGATCTTTTACTGGGCAGATTGAATATAATTATTATAAAGTTGGGCTTTCTGGAGAGTTTTTTCCCCAAGATAAAGATTTTAATTTTTATAGAGTAGGTTTTTCTGGCGTTCCAACTGGCAGTCCTCCAGATATAAACCAACATTTAACTATTGTTAGTGGAAATATAATTGGGGGACAGCAAGATAACTCTGTATCTATCTTTTTATTCTCTGGAAAATTTGATGATGATTCTCCCGAGATATCTTATTTAAATGATATTTTTTCAGGTAAAGTAATTAATGATAAACCAGATATTGAAACATCAAAATTTATATTATATGGGAAATTGATTAGGGCAGACTCGGATATTAACAATATTTCTTATAATTTTAGTGGTTTTTCTTCTAAAAGTAATATTATTATTAATGACATTATCTTAGAGGATGAAAAAATGATAACTTATGGTTTTAATTCATATTCAAGTTTTAGAAGTTAATCATAAAGCCGTGTAATAAAAAGAACAATGAATGCAAGTATAAACTGTGGATTAAAGGGCGCTTATAAAGTTGAATTATTTAGCGGCGCAGGAAAAAATAGGAAATTAGTTGAGGAAACTGATTGGTTTTCTAATGATATTACCAATTATGGATTGAATTATCCATTTACTTATCCCTTTGCTAGGTGCTTTATGTTTCTTTCTTTAGGTTCTGGCGCAGGAGGAAATGCTCATCCTAATAGACAAAAATCAACAGGTTTATATCAACCCATCTCATCTTTTTGGGCCTATGATCCAATAAATGGTAGTTATCGTCAAACTGGTCAATATATAGGTTGGCAAGGTTATGAAATCGGTGGCCCACACAATGGTGATTTTGATGGCACTTTTTCTTCTGCCTGTGGAACTAAATTCACAGCAAATGGCGTAAATTTATATAGAGGCTGGACCATTCCAACTGGAGCAATTGAGAATGGAACTGTGATGGGAGAAACATTAAATATAGAAGGATTTATGACTTCTCCTTCTAGTGGAATAGATACAACAGGAAATTTAGCTTTTAGCTTGGTAGACAGATCTATTCAAATACCTTCAGGATATACTGCAACAGTTACTTATCAATTAAGTTTGAATTTTTTAAACTATGCAAATTATCAAACATTTGCTAGTACAGGCGGCTATAATCCAAGTGGATATTTTGATACTGGCAAAGCGGCAACAGGAACACTGATTCCTGGTTCTGAATTGCCTTTGTTAAGTGGCTGGAGCCGTTTGTCTGGTATTTATCGTCAAATTTTCCCTGCGGTGCAATTTATTGATGCTATGGGCGCATGTGTTGTATCTCCTTTGGGTGATCAATTGGAGCCTTCTTACACAGACTGTAAAAAACTTTATTTTTACATGACCCCAGATATTTCTCAGTTTTCTGTTAGTAAATTTGGTTCCACTGACGTTTCTGAGCTTTCATCTTATCAGTCTACAGGCTTAATGGCTAATTATACTGACTTTGTTACTAAAGTGGGAGGAACATTAAATATTCACAGCGATAGTGAAATCTCTTTTCCTAATGAACCATACAAATGGTATTATGGCGGAGATTCTGCTAAAACAGCAAAAGTTATTCAAGAACCTACCCTATCCAATATCCGATTAGAAAATCTTTTGCCAATAAATGATTATGCTTCTGGTCCAATATTAAAAGATACTTTTACATACCAAGACAAGGGATATGTATCTCCTATTTTATCTAAGCAGCCAATTGCCTTTGCTACCCCAGGAAAACCAATTGACCCAAATTATGCAGATTATGGTCAAAAAGCAGTTTATTCTTCTTATTTAAAAAGATTAGCTATTGATACAGCAGTTTTATCAACTGGAGCTTTAGGAATTTCAAACAGAAATAAAACAGCAACAAAAAGAGCCCTCTTCTCTCCAATTCAAAGTGCGGGTACAAATACTAGATTTGGCAGTTTGACTTTGGCTTATCTTTCTACTGCTGGGAGTGTAGGAGATTTAATTTTTGAGCCATATGTAGATTTTCTTTTCTTTGATTCTTCGGGCAGAGGAGCAGATATGCCCCATTATCGTTACATCCCTGATATTTATCTAGCAGAGAGAGGTAGTGGAGTTGCAAATGCATTTCTTTCTATAGTTGGGCAGGACTCAAATATACCAAGTTCTGTAAAAAGATTTGCTTCAGGACAATTATTTATGGGCCCAGGAGGAATTACTAGCGGGATAGATATAACAAATCCCTTATTTACAACACTTGTTCCAGGTACTATAAATCAATATTCTGGATATTTTTTACCAGGGAGCAGTTCAAGTCAATATGCTCCAGGAACTGGATACAGCCAAAAAATAATAGGATATGATGAAAATGACAATCCCATTTGGAATCCTGCAACTATTGGATGGGGAACAGTTTATGGAGTACTTGCAGACAAATATTTTTATGATCAAGCTATTGATATAGCTCTAATTGAAAATAAAACTTGGAATGGACAAACCTGGGCAAATAATTTTTCTTCTAATGGCGGAATTCCAAATCCAACTGGAGAAAATTTATTCTGGTTAAATACTGGAAACATTTTAAGGGCGAGTATTTCTAATGTATCGTATTATGATCCATATATTGGAAATTTTCTTGATACTAATGATTATTTTTCTAATATCGGTGTCCAATTAATTCAAGATGCAATATATAAAAGTGGAGATTATACAAACGACTTAACCCAAATAGATACAGATAGAATTGGCAATGGTGGTTATGGATTTATTTTTGTTACTGGTTCTGGAGTGCCAATAACTATAAATAGAGTTTTAACAAATGACACTTCAATTTGGCCCCAATCATTAATTGATTCTTTGAGTGGAGCTTTAATTGGGGGATCTTCATTAAATGGTAAAAAATTGCCTCTTGTTATTGATAGCCAGCCAACTTATATTCAACTAATGGGAATAGGCACAGATTTAACAGCAAGAGGGTATGGTCAAAATTTATTAGGAACCGATATTTCTAATGGAAATTTAATTTCTTCTGGTTTTGGTCCAACAATAAATGTGAATACTGGAGTATATTTAGCTATAGGCAGAATAGATCCATATACTTATATCAGTCGCGCATATAGTTCATCTTTACCAGCAATTGGTAGCGGAAAATATTATAGTATCACTGGAATGAGTGGTAGATATAAAAATGTTTCTAATAATTTGGTTAATTTTAATCTAGTTGATGTTATTCAATCAAATGGACAACAGATTTATTTATCTACTGGAGACTACTATGGGGATCCCTTTGTAGCTGATGGTACTTATGTTTCTGGTTTAATAAATATTACTGATTTGCAAACAGCTTTTAATACAAGTTCCAGCTTTATTGAAAATGGTTTACTCCCTTATTTTCCTCTTTATTTATATGAAGAGGGAGTTGGTAATATAAAAAATATTCCTTTGTCTTTTAATGGAGATAATAATAGTTATGCATATATTTCTCAAATTAGTGGAATAACATATAGACCTAATGAAAGTGATTTCTTAGGATACAATGAAAAATGGACACAAGATAGGACAGGTAAATTCTCAATAAATGTTAATCAGGCTTTTACAAAAAATGTTTCTTTAGTTTATTCTGATGGGACAAATTATTCATTTATTAATAGTGGTGGAAATGCTGCCCCTAATTTTACAGCATTTTCAACAGGTAGATATAAAATCCTTTCTGATGCTCATTTATATAATAGTGGAATTGATTTTTTGGTTGGACAACAAGCATCTTCTTATCCAGTTTATCTTGGTCCGACAGGAGTAAAAACTTTTTCAGATTTAAGTCCTTATGCATTAGCTTATACTGTTAATAGCTCACAAACTGGTATATTTGATTATTATATTGGTTTTGGTGCTTATGTTTACCACGCTCTTAAGAAAACAAAATCTTATAGTACAGAACTTAATGTTGTTTTTGTCGATAGTAATAATAATACAGTTTACTCTGGAAAAACTTATTTAGTAGATAATTCAAATTTCTTAAAAAATAGTAAAGGAAAAACGCAATTAGATTTTTCAAAATTAGTTACTTTTTCTTTCGGGGAAAATGATAATTCAACAAATTTTAATAATATTTATCTTTCTTCTCTTTATGGTATTCAGACATTAACCACAAAAGAAGATTATTTTTATTTTAAATACTACGATCCGTTCAATACGGTGCAATTGAAGGATCTTAATAAAACTATAACCACTACAACGACATCAATACTTTATCCATATGTTATTGCTCAACAAAATTATTTCAATTTTACTCCAATAACAGGAAATAGTTCTTTCGTCTTAACTCCCACAAGTTTTAAAAAACCATCAGGAATTATTCATCATATTGAGGCTATTAATGATTCAGGTCGCAGACTTTTACCAAATTATGCAACCCCAAATAATCAAGGGATAAATTATTATTCTCCAGTAAAAGGAGGATCTTATCCAGGATTAAGTACAGAAAACGCAATGGAAATTTATTTTGATTTTAAATGGTCTGGAGGCTAAGATAAGTATGCCTGGAATAAATTTAAAATTACAAGGTCAATTCAAATTTGACATTTATGATTCCAACAAACAATTAATAAAAAGCTCAGAATTCGTCGATAATTTTATCACAAATACTGGGGTTATTTACCCTTATCATTTTGCGTTTGCTGATTGTTTTAGATATTTAAGTTTAGGTTCTGGATCCTCACAAAACTCTACAGTTAGAAGTGGACCATATTCAACAACAGAGACAACTGGATTATCCATTCCAATTCCTAACTTCTCTTATATTGGAGGAAGGAGTAAATTTGATGCTGGAGTAGAAGGCACATACTACTCTATCCCTGGAGATTTTGGGGCAGGATGTGGTAACATTCAAAACCCTGATGGCGTAAGTTTAGTAAGACAATGGACTTTGCCAGACAATCTTGGCAATACATTTGTTGGGCCATATAATTTTCAGGAATTTATGGTTTCTCCTGGTAGACCATATGTAACTGGACAAAAAGTGGGCGATGAAATTCCTCAATTTTGTCACTGTAATGAGAGTGATGATTATGCAACCGGTTTAGATTGCTCTGCTGTTAGCGAATATTATGATTGGCTGTCTGATAGATATCTTACTAAAAACACAGAAGAAAGATTAAAAATATGCGAAGCTGAAAAAGCTTTTGCAAGAATACTCTATCCAATTAGTGTTCCAAATAACTCTGTATTAAATGTTACTTATAAATTAAATATTATTTTTGATACAGGAATAAATTTAAAGTCTCTATACTATAATAATCCAGATAGTAATGATGGTAATTGGACTAATTATTTAAATTCATATAGTAACATTACTCAGCCTGGAATAAAATTAATTAATGATGGCACAATTTCTAAATCTCTTGCTCCAAATCTTAATAAAAGACTTCAGCATTATAATTATACTGGACAAGGGAGAAGATATGTTTTTGAAAACGAATATGGGGAATCATTTGTGCCTCCAATGGGTGCCCCGCTTGAGCCATCTAATGTTTTCTTTTTGAATGATTTAAACAATCAAAATATTGCAGTATATCTCTCCAATGATAACACTGAATTTTTGGTAAGCTATTCTGGCGGCGCATTTTCAGAAGATACTGGTTTATATGAACCTTGGAATCAATATCAATATCAAGATAATACAGTTTATTCTTATGGAGAAATTGCTTCTAGCGGCGGTGGGAATTACGAATATATTAATCTTGCGCCATCTAATTCCAGGAGATATATTGAGCTTAACGATGAAAATTTTTGGCAATTTTCTGGAACATATAATGTTTATCAGCCATGGAATCAATTGACTCTTTATTTTTCTGGGGACATAGTTACTGATCTCTATCCGACCCCATTTACATCTGGAGGTATATATTATACTTCTGGGGCATTTAAATATATTTCTGGTAGCCCTTCTGCCAATCATCCAATATATGTAAATGGAGATTTATCTATAGGGTATTGGAATGAATTTAAACCTTACAGAAATTATCCAACATTTGTGGCTGGAAAAGTAGATTACTACCCTCCCAATCCAGTTGTTGTAAGTGGAGATCTTGTTCAAGATGATTCTTATTTATTATACAAATGTTTTACTGATGATTACCCCATTGATGGAAAAGTAACTAGACCATTAACAGATACAGATTATTGGTCCTATTATGGACAATCACAAATTGTTCACGCTTTTTGGAGTGGAATAAAACCATTTAGAAACGAAAATTCTGCAACTTTATTAAGCTCAGAATATTGGACCAAAAATCCTAATAGCTACAACATAAGGAAAAGTGGGGCTTTTTTACCAAACCCAACAGATGTAACACAATCAATTGTCGGTAATATTCCTAGTTTCGGCGCAACAAAAGTTGGTAAGCCAATTTTTTCCCCAAAATATATAAATAAAATAGACGCATATAATTATGATGGAGTAAGAACTGGACAAGTAGTTTATACCTATAATTTTTCTAATTATAAAGGAACTAATCCCCTTTATACCAAAAGTTTTGTTGCCGGATACAAAGATATAACCCTACCAGAAGACGACAAAGACAGTGTTAATATTGTTCCTTTTTTTGATGCAATATTTTCTGGTACTCCTCCAGCAAAGATTTTTGTGCCAACAATGACTACAGGATATGATATTTTAGGAAATATCAAAGTGACAATAGATGATCCTGGCAGTACAGATAATTTTTATCTAATTAACCAAACCAACTCCCTTTACCCCATTTTTAATAATGTATTAACTTGGACTGTGCCATGCCCACCAGGAACAATAGGGTGCTAAAAAACATTTTAAAGTGTAATTTTATTTAAATATATATAAGAAAAAGTGTAATATTCAATATGTTAATTAAGGATTTGCCATTTCATAGTAGTTTTTCTTCCATAGTGAAACCATTGGTTTCGGAAGAGAAGGATAAATTACTTGCTATTGCCTCTTTGCAAGAATTAAAAAACTTTATTCCTGAAATTGATACAGCAACGAATATTGACCTTCTTCCTATTGCCTTTAATGCCTGCGTTATCAATCGCCCAAATAAAAATGGCGATATGATTGACGCAGATACAGCTTTGGCAACTTATAAGCATTTTGTTAATAAGTTTATTGATACTGAACACAATCGCCAAAAAGTAATTGGAGTTATCCTTACTGCTTCACTTAGCGAATTTGGCACAGACAGACTTTTATCAGAAAGTGAAGTAATTGGTTCTAGTGAACCATTTAATATCACTTTGGGTGGTATTCTTTGGAAAGCTGTTAATTCTGACCTGTGTGATTTAGTAGAGGAATCAAATGACCCTACCTCAACAAACTATCTGTCTGTGTCTGCAAGTTGGGAATTGGGATTCTCTGGCTACAAAATAGTTGAAATGAGTCAGGGAGAAAAAGATTTTAGTACAGCAAGAATTTTAACCTCTCCAGAAGAAATTGAAGGGGTAACAAAATATTTAAAAGCTATTGGTGGGTCTGGTGTTAAAGATGGTAAATGTTATTATCGTATGCCAAATAAAGACGTTATCCCTATGGGCATAGGCTTAACAGAAAAACCTGCCGCCGAAGTTAAAGGCGTAGCCATAAAAGAGGAAAAAAATGATGAAACAAAACAAAATCAGCCAGAAAAATTACCAGAGCAAGTTCAAAAAGCTTTTGAAGAAAATCAAAATCAAGAAACTATTTCTGAAAGTAAAGAAATTTTTTCACAAGATACAAAAATAAATGTAAAACTAGAAAGAGAATATAATATGAAAATTACGTCAATTGCCGATATAACGGATGAAAATTTGAAACAATGTTCTGCGTCTGCCATTGCAGAATTCGTTTCTTCTGAGCTCAAAAAAGCTAGTGAATCTTTTTCGAAAGAACAAGCTCAGAAAGAAGATATGCACAAAAAGCTCCAAGAGCAGCATGATAATTTGAACAACACTGTTGCTCAAATGAAAGCTACAATGGATGCTCTTTCTAAAGAAAAGCAAGATCGTGAAGCAGTTGATACATTCAATGCTCGCATGAATGACACCTGCGCAAAATATGATTTTCCTCATGATGTTGCCAAGGTTGTTGCTGATGATTTAAAGTCTTGCGCTGATGAAGCTGCTTATGCCAATTGGCAAGCCAAGGCTGATACTCTTTTCCGCCCATACTTAAAGAAGGCCAAAGCTGAAGACATGGAAGCTTCTGCCGCCAAAAAGGATGAAGCTAAAGAAGAGAAGACAGAAAAGGTTGATTCCAAGCAAGAGGAAAAAGAGGAAGCCAAGGCTTCTGAAGTGGTTCAAGAACCAGCTAAGGAACAGACCAAAGAAGAGACAAAAGAAGCCATTGCTTCTGTTGTTGAAGAAGCTTTAGATAATGCTAAAGAAGAGACAGCAAGTTTGCCCAATTCTTCTAGTGCGACTGCACCAGGATTAAAGGAAAAATTCAAGCAAGCTTTTGCTGAAGAGAATTTTGTAATCAAATTATAAAAAAACAAAAGGATAAATTATGCCACTATTAAGACCATTTAGAGATTATAACGAGAAAGATGTAATTAATCTTTACACTTTTTCTGGACAAACCAGCACAACCCAGATCATCAACAGAGGAACTCTTGTTGCCATCGTGGGCGACGGTTGGAGAAATGATACTGATCCCACAGAATTGATCGGTAACTACGGTGATTTTAGCGTGAACAATGTTCAGGCTCCACGTTATGGAACGCCTGCCAAAGTAGGTTATGCCGGAACTGGCAGTTACCCAATTGGTATCACTCTTTTTGATATTCGTGAACTTGATGAAAACTTGATTCCCCTCAAGTATAACCCTCGCAAAGCTGCTGAATTGGAAGCTTGCATTTCAGGTCAAACTGTTCCCATCGTTGCTAGAGGTATCTTCCTTTACAGCGGTCTTGCTGGAACTCTTACTCCTGGACAGCCTCTCTATGCTGGTGCATCAGGAACCATCACCCAAACGCCCGTCACTGGCGTGAGTGGAACTGTTTTAAATAGCTTTGCTATTGTTGGTCAAGTACTTGGAGTAACTGGAGTGGATGGTTCTGCTCTTATCAAGTTGACCTTGTAATCTTAAATAAAAAGGAAAATCATTTATGGAAATCAAATTAAAAAATACACCAGAGCAGGTTGAGCTTATCAAGGCTATGGGTTCTAAGAACTCCACTGTTGCCCGTGAAGCCACCGAAGCTATTGCAGCGTTTTTAGCCCCAGTCATCAAGAAAGTTCTCTTGACTGCTGGTACCGCTTCAACAGTTTACCGTGATATCGAATTCGACGAAGATTCGGATCCTTCGATCCCATTGGATCTCTTCTACAATGAAGGCGCTGGATATGTTACCGTTTGGAGTCAAACCCAAGCTGGTGGCATGCCAACCTCTCAAGTTGAAGGCATGAAGGAAGTTAAGTTTGGTACTTACCGTCTTGACTCCGCCGTTTCTTTCAATAAGAAATATGCCCGTAAGAGCCGTCTTGATGTTATCAGCAAGGCGATTGAACGTATGGTTAACGAAGTTTTGACCAAGCAGGAAAAGAATGCTTGGGCTGTTATTCTCAAAGCTCTCGCTGAAGCTTATACCCCAGTTTATGCTGGTGGTCAGGCCGTTCAGACAACCTATGGTCATACTGTTACTGGTGCTGACACTGCCTCCAATGCTGGTGCTGGTAAATTCCTCTTGGCCGATTTGAACAACTTGATTGTTCGTATCAAGAGAATCAATGAGTCATACAGCGGTAACACACCAATTCAGCCATACTCAAATGGTATCACTGATTTGTATGTTTCCCCTGAAGTTAAAGCTAACATTCGTGCGTTTGCTTA